ATATATTTTTGAATGTATTTTAACATTAAACTTTGTAGATGTCAACTTCAGCTCCATCAAAATATAGATAAGAAGGTAGTGTCCCAAACATTAAAAAGCCCTGCCATCGAAATGATAGCAGGGCTTAACTTCAATATCCAGATGATATATTTATCTAAAAAAGGTAGAGTAAAAGGTAGAGTTTTTATTGATTTGTAGTGCGATATAATGAGTTTCCAAAAATCAAAAATCGCTTAAAATCAATATTTTGACATCTATTGACGTGTACTGAAACCCTTACTTAACCTCTGTAAGGATATAATTACGGTACCAGTATATCATAAATAATAACAAAATCTTGACTTTCCGAAAAATAAGTATTTTCCGGAAAAATATCGAAATTAAATCAAAACTAAAAATATCTCATACATTTGAACTGCACCCCAAAAGTTAGACAGAAAAAATCTAACTTTTGGGGTGCAGTTCATCAAAGGTGCTTTTCATTTTAAAAAACTTGTGGAAAAACTTCATCCCATATATCTACTAAGCTTTTCCCGTCAAATACTTTAGCTTCCATAGCTTCATCAATTGTATCAAACTGCTGACCTTCATAATCATAACCAACTACACATATACTCGATAAAAAGCAAGCACCTCGGCTATTATAATTAAATTCAAGATCTTTGTCTAAATATTTTTTAATTTCATCCTTTTTCATATAGGACCATCCCAACTAAAACAATCTCAACAAACAAGATTTTTTCCTTAGATTCTATTCCCACTACTAGCTTTCTATGATGCTGACGATTTCATCTTCAAAATATTCATAAAGAGTTCCATCAACATCTACCAGCAAGGAGTCAATCTCCTCGTCATTGTCAGAGGCGTCACAATAGTCTTCTACAAATCCTCTAACTACCGCGCCATTTTTTAACGTGATAATTACATCTGTACGGTTAAATTTCCAGAGTGTCATTTAAATATTCCTTTCAATATTGGCTAATTGCTTTGCTTTTTCGTAGTAAGGTGTTAAGAAATCGATAAAACCTTGTTTGTCGCTTGGATCATGTTCCTCTAAAAATATCATCAACTCAAAGTCATTGAGAGCGTCAAACATTTCAGAGTTTTCATTATCCCAAGCCTCGGAAAATTCCGCATCTTCTCCAAAAAGAGCGTTAAACGTAAAGGAAAAATCCCAAAAATTATCAATCTGACCACTGACTGTTTGCTGGAGCATGTCTAATACTTGTTGACTATAACCCATTACCCTTCCCCTCCTAATAAGAACGTTGTAGCATATTGAGCTACGTTCCAAAAATTTAACAGACAAAATCTAATTTTTGGGGTGCAGTTCATTCATCAAAGATGATTTTTATTTTAATAATACTGCACTTCAATTCCATCCATAATTTCTACTAAAGTGTTATCGTCAATTTTTAGAGAAATCAGATCAATGAATGATGATACCTGGTATTCCTTATCTCCAATCACCACTACAATATCATGAACCGAATTAGGAAAAATCCCACATACTTGACCATTATAATCAAAAGAGGCATCCCAACCATTGTCATATAACTCTTGTAAATCATCTAATATTGCCATATAAACTAAATCCTTTTCCATAGTGTTTTCTTTCAAATAAGGCAGGTAAAAGCACCTAGATTGTTCTAAGTCCTATGAGATTGTTTTAATCGAGACAATCTCACTCTCAAAGAGAGAAATTTCAGTAGCTTCATCTGGACTAGGATTAGCAATGAGAATAGTGATTTCATCTTGCTCATCATTGTCCATTTCGTCAACAAAGTCTATGACACGTCCCTTGATTATCTTATCGCAATTAGTGACTATCTGAACCCTTGATCGAAGATACTTCCAAAGCTGTTTACTCATTTATTTTCCTCTCTGCTATTTTTTCGATAGTTCTTATACTTTTTATAGTTAGTCGATAAAATCGCCTAGGTTGAACTAAGCACTAATAATTTTGATTTTCTTGATAATATCTTCAGGATATGAGCGATCACCTATAACTATTTCGTCAGGACCATCTAAATCATAACCGTCAAACCAATCAACCACCCTACCCTTGATGGAGGTCCCATCTTCTAAAATAAGGCGAACATTTTTATCAACATATTCCCATAATTTCATTAAGTTCCTTCTCTCTAACATCGGAACAATATGACCCAATATTAGTTATTTACTAATGGCTTTTAGTTCCTGTTAAAAGCATTATAGCACACCTTACTTGCTAAAGTACAACAAGCACCCCATTAGACTAACCTGCTACTTTGCTTTCTTGTAAAAATGTTGTATACTTAAGTAAATAAAGGAAGTAATCTTGTTCCCCCCTGTCTACTATGTGGTCGGAATGATGGTTACTTCTTTTTTCCCCCTTACTATCTCAATAGCCTTGTATTTAAAAGTTTTTTAGGCTATAATTAAATTAACGAATAGAGGTTTTCCATCTCCCCTTGAAACAGATCTTTCTGCGGTAGGAGGTGGGACGCCTCTATTTGTTTTTTAAGTCAAAATGATGTAAAATTAATTCAAGAAAGAAGTGTGGTTTTCCCGCCTAAAAGCTCTATAGCTGTGGGAGGGTCACGCTTCTTTTTACCTCTCAAAAGAGAACGCAAAAAAAGCCGTCTCATTCTTTGAAGCAGCAATGAAATCAATCTAGCAAATATCTAAGCAAACCCAGAAATCAACCTTTTAAGACAAAGCAAAAAGCCCACTGTTGTAGGCTTTCTGTAAGATATTTCTTAAAATTAAAGCATCTTGTTATCTTCCTATTATAAGGTATATAAAAACAGGCCTAAGCCTGCTCTGTTTTTTACCCTGTTTCTTCAAAAGTTTATTGATTATAAATAAGTAGAGAAAATATAAAGGGTAACAAAAAGGGGAATTAAATTGATGAGTTCAGTAAGCAAGTAAATTGCACCTATAATAGGTGCTTTTTATTTTAATAATACTGTACTTCTGTTTTAGACATTATTTGTGACAATTTTTGACCGTCAATGTCTAAGTTTGCTAATTCATCAAGAGAGGATACTACATATGTTTGAGACCCTATAGAGACTTGGATGTCCGTTGCAGAATTGGGTAAGATAGCACAGTCTTGCCCTTTGTAGACAAAAGAGGCGTCCCAACCGTTATCATATAACGCTTGTAAATCATCTAATATTGCCATATAAATCAAATCCTTTTCCGTAGTGTTTTCTTTCAAACAAGGCAAGCAAAAGCGCCTAGATTGTCCTAAGCGCTTAGGAAATGGTGGGACGGACATTCCCCACCTCTCAGATACCCTTTCGGGTGCGTGTGCGTCCGATATTTTTCTACTTCATTTCCTCAATAATATTATATCAAAATTTTACAAAAAAAGCACCATTCGGTGCTTTCCCATCTGAGTGTGGAGTACTTAACATACACTTAATTGCTTTAATCACAGTTCAGATGTTTAAACAGTGTACTTATACCTGTAATTCTATTTTATACCACGTGCAGACTTTTGGCAAGTAAAAACTACGGTAAATTTAAAATTATATGATTAGGGATATTTAGCAACTCTTTGACCTGTTTCTCGTAAGAATTCCAAACTCTATTAGCTAAGATGTCAGCAGCTTGTATAAGGTAGTCATTTGCTGAGATACATGACTTTGTATAGACTACGAATTCTCCCTCTAAAATTGGAGGGTAAAAACTCCCATAGTTAAAGTTATTGATACCATACTTAAACTCCTCATGGATACCCTCGCCTAAACCATACAAACCATTAGTAGCTACACCTTGCTGGTCAATATTTAGATAAAGTTCAATGTCATCGCCTTTACTTATTGTGCCCTGATCAAGTAACTTTTTAAACAATTCTTTCACTACTCTCCTTAGAGCATAGTCTTTAAATCGTTGACGTGATTTTTTATCTTTCATAACGCCTGAATGGACACGCTTTAAATTAACTGTCACAGAGAAACTAATTTCATTTCTAAGGACTTTATATAGGGCGTTTTTATGCTTTTTCTCAATGGTTGACGCCTTAAGCTCTCCCTCTATGCCCTTTTCTTTTTTTATCTTTGAATTAAGCGAGCGATACTTCTTTTTTGCAGCTGTCTTATCCTCGTTAGAAAGAAAACAAAAACCAGCATATACAAAATATTTATGATTAGAGTGGAAAACCCCAGAGTCATCTATAAAGATTGAAATTTTTTTCATCTTTTTTTCCTTATTTATTACTGCCTAGATTATACCATAATAACCTCTTAATTCTCCACTTTTCGAGAATTTTTCTACATTTTTTATTCTATAAAAACCCCTGTACCTCACCAAAACCTCACCATTAGAAAACTTCGATACCTTACCAAAACCTTACCGTTTTATGGTTCTAAAAAAGCTCTGTACCTTGCTAAAATCTTGCTATTTTTAAAGATGTTACCTTAGGGTAATCTTAGGGTTTTAACATAGGTATAAATCAATCCCCATTTACTATACCTGTTAAGTTTTCTATAGCGGCCTGTTTCGCCCGATAGATCGAGGATGTAGATTTACCTATTTCCTCAGCAACCTCCCAAGCGTCGAGATCATTCAAATAAAAAAGCCTCAGAATAGAACGCTCAAAAGAATTGATCAGCTTATCAATTAGCTCAGATACTTCCATTCTTTCCTTAGTAAGGCGTTCAATTCTCTGTAGTATATCCTCTTTTAGTTTTAGAACACTTATAAGGTTATTCTCTGCTGTATTTACCCTGCTTGTTTGTACTCTGGTAGTGCTCAGTTCTTGCTTTTTGATAATACCACTTTCTAGAGCTTCAAGCTCCAAATATAAGCTCTCTATTTCTTTATTGATCCACTTGACGCCCTCTAGTTTTTCTTTTACCTGCTCTGGTGTCATGCCTTGACCTCCTTTATGGTATAATAATATTATTGAGATTATAGCTGAGGCGGAGTGCCTTGGCTTTTTTTGTTTTAGTTAAGTCCAAAAACGGACATTACTCATAGTATTCAACGTACTCAGGATCTCCGAAAAGACTTTCTGGCAATCCACAAACATCTATTAGGCGTTGTACTACTTGTACGTCTATCATTATCTCGCCCTTTTCTGTTGTGTAATAGTATTTCTTATGTAAAGAGCCTAAATATACTCCGTTTTTATAGATTGAAAGGCTGCCATTTCTACTAGGTAAAAGGCCTGTATAACGATTATATAAACCGTGTCTCATAGCATTATTGTTTCCATACTTCGGTTGTCTATTTCCTCGATTACCTCTAGCAACTTGATTACCTGGTAAAAAACGCCCTCTAGCATCTCTCTCCATTTAGCACCCTCTCACCGTGTTCGTTTCGGAAATTATACTTCATTGGAACGCTCTAAACGCTCCGTAAACCGTTCTAAAAAGTGTACCAGGTATTTTATCGCTGATACACTTTTGACTAGTTTTACAAACTCTCAGATAGCCCTAGAGCCGTATCAAAATGATTAGAGTATGTCTCTAAAGCTGTATTCAATTCATCACTAGCTAAAACTAACATGAAAGCTAGATCACTTGCTGAACCGTTACTATCGATGATTGGAGTATCATGATAGCTCTTAGCATGTTGCTTGAATACCTTTAACAGTTCAGCTAGCCTATCCTCTTTCAGGATATAGCTAGGCAAAGCAATGTTATTAGCTGTTCCAATTTCATGTAATTTCTTAATGGCCAATGGGTTTCGCTTGTATTTCTCTAGGTAGTTTAGTAGCTCCTGTTCCGATACTTTCATAGTGCCTAACAAATTCAACTCAGCAACATTATCAGCCGTTACAGTTTCATACTCTGATTTAATTTGCTCTAGTTCTGTTTGTTCAAAGTTCTCTAGCTTAGCGAGAATATTGGCAAACTCAGTATCTGAATACTGATCGGCCTCTTTCTTAAAATTCTCCAGGCGTAGCTCAGCCTCAGACTGATATAAAACCTGATTTCGAACTTTTTCCCAAAGTTCTTTTTTCATTTTTCCATAAGCCTCAATCTTTTGTTGCTTATAAGTGCCTAGGTTGTAAATTTGTGCCTTTATTTGTTGTAGTGTCATGGTAATTCTCCTTTATTTCAATTCTAGCGCTCTTTTAGCTACTTGTTCCCAGTCCTTAGAATATAGAGCGCTAGCTTTTTTATCCCATCTCGGTCCTGTTCCTGGGACTTTTTTATATTTTAGTAGTTCCTCTTTATTCGCAAAGAAAAACTTAAGCTGTTTATCTGAAACGAACCCTTTCCGTTTCTTGCCGTAAAACTGCATTCTTGCATACGGCGCATTATAGACTATTCTCCCATTGGCCTTAGTTAAGTTTCCTCTTAGTTCTCCAGATCGCCTAGGTATAAAACGGTGCATGTCCATAACCATCTGATTAGTAACTGCCTCTTTGGCTCTCGCTAATCCCATAGGTGTTACTTTACGCTCAATACCTTTTAAATCAATCTTGACAGATACCCCTGTTCCCAAAGTTCCTCCTTTCTCTGACTAAAACAAAAAGAGACATGACAAAGAGCAGTTAAACTCTTATATCATGCCTCTAGTTTTCTAGTCAGCAGCTAAATTTTTTCTTTTTGCCTAGTTTCCTTTTGAATGGGTTTACCATCTTGTGTTTTGATGATTAGACTACCAAACTCTGGTAACTTGGCTGAATTAATTATACCATTTTTTGAGAATAATACAAAGCCTTTATCTAACATCTTTTTAAGTTGTTCTGCATTTAGTGCCATATTAAATCTCCTCTCCCTCTGTATCCTGTTCATAGTAATTAGCAAAACCTAAACAAATACGTTTCAGGGTTTCCCCCATTGCTGTTCTACCTTGATAATCTACTGTTATAGTTCCATCTCCACTAATAATTGTTTCTGTTACTGGGCTTTCTCCAGTACCCATGAAATAACCATGAATAGCAATACTTGCCACCTCAGCTATTTTGTTTGCCTTTGCATGTTCAGTATTTTCAAATTTGTAACTGAAACGGTGTTTTTCTTTGTAGTTTGTCATTTTGATTACTCCTTTACTTTATATGAACTTATTGTAATCTCAGTAGTCCTAAAGCGTTGATATAACTGATATTTTTAACTATTCAACGCTTTTTACTACCCTTTTTAGTGTACTTTAGCTCCTTTTTGAGTTCCATTTTTGGAATGCAAAACCTCCACCTTTTAAGGGTGCACCTGCACCCAGTGCATACTTTTTTTAACCTACGTAGTTTTGAGCGACTTTATCTTTTAGGCTGCTAATTGAGTATCGTTTATCCTTGATCGTGAATGACTTGAAAAAGTTCCCCTCTAGGCCTGTTCTGACACGGCTGGCCACTCTGTCGCTATACATACTAGCGATTTCTGAGCTACTCAAGTTTGTAGTGATGATGGTTTTTTCTCTGTTGCTGAGAATATCAAAGATAAATTCTTCTTCCCAGGCAGATTTACCCTTATTGTTAGGGCTATCTGATTTTATACCTAAATCATCAAGTACCAGGTAATCAACCTCTTTTAGCATTCTTGAGTAATAGCCCTCTAGACTAGTAGGAGCGTTAAAGCTCTCTCGAACTCGTCTAAGGATTTCTGTTAGATTGACAAATAACACGCTTTTAGGCTCTCCTTTGGCCTTGTAGCCCTCGTTTATAGCCTTAGCAATAGCAACGCTTAAATGGCTTTTCCCTATGCCTGTAGATCCTGTAAATAAGGTATTTCCTGTCATACCGTCTAGGTATTTAGTCACTTGTCCTCTAGCAAACTCCAGTAATTGCTTTTCCTCGGCTGTCTCAGCTATGAAATTCTCAAAGCTAGCCTCTTTCAACTCTCTAGGGATCGTACTGTCTCGCATAAGGACATTGTAGGTTTTCAGATATGTCTCAGCATTCAAGGTATTATTAACCCCCTCTTGCTCTTGTCTATCTATTAACTCCTTTGTACATTCAGGACAAAACTCTTGTATATTCCGTTCCTTACTGCCTCTAATAGGTGTTGAAATTTGCCAAAAATTAACATGGTGCACTTCACACACCTTGTCACTAATTTTTCTGTTGTTATATTGCTCAAATTTATCTTCCATTGCTTACCCTCCTAAAATGGGTTTTCCTCTGTTCGTGTTTTTAGCCATTCCTCACGGCTAAAAGGCTCAGCTTGTTTAGGTGACTGTTTCAGCTTTTGCCTTTGTTCCTCATGCTGCTTAACTTGCTCTACTGTTTTAAGTCCTAGCCCCTGCCAATTTGAAAGAATTGACCTGGTATATCTAATTGACTTACCAGCATTCAGGATAGTTACCTCAAGAGCATAGATAACTAACTCCTGGCCATGGATTTCTAGTAGGTCTCTCACTTCTTCTATCATTGTTCCATTGACTGACATTTGACCAAAAGCAGACTTTAATTTTTCAAAGATTGGATTTTCGTCCTCGTCTTTCTGACTTGACCTAGATTGACTTGACTTATATTGACTTGACTTATATTGACTTATATTGGGTAAACCTACGGTTTCCTCTTGGTTGTCACTTGGTAAACCAGTAAATTCTTCAGGTGGTTTTTCTAATAAATGCTTATAGATACTAGGACTGTATCTGTCTTTTCTAACAGTATTCTGCTCATGAAAATCCACAATAAAATAAACCATTTCATCATTAAGTGGCCTGATAAATTCCTTGACTATCAAAAGTCCTAGGCTATCCTCACTAACCCCTATCATTCTAACAACAGGAAAAGCCTCTACTACTCCATCATCATCTGAGTTTTGAATTAAATGAAAATATAGAGCCTGCGCCTCTAACGGTAGCCTCAAAAATCTCTGAGTTTGGGTTACTGTCTTACTTATCATTCTACGATTTCCCATTTTTCTTCCGTTGCACCTCCTTGTTAATTCCCCTGACGATGTCATAATAAGAGTGACTAGCAGGAATGACATAGCCCTCTGTTTCAAATTCCACCCATTGCTCCACACCGTCCACAATTACCTTGCGTAGATTTTTTATGACGGGTGTCCATTGTTCTTTTTTCTTTGTCATTATTCCCCCTAATCTACTGCAAGAAAATTGTATATATCGGTCTTACGGTAATAAATTTTCTTACTGTTCTCAAAAGGCGACTGATACGGCTTTAAGCCGTGTTTTTCCCAATTATTCAACGTTGTGCCACTGATCCCTAGCTTATTTAGTAGATCAGCTCTAGCAATTAAGTCCCAGCCGTCATTATGCTGCTTTTCAAGCTCAAGCCTTTTCTCTAAGTGATCTCCCACTTTTTCCAGTAGCTCAAGCTCTGCCTCTCTTGATAATAGTTGCATTTTACGCCCCTTTCTAATTGTGTCTCTTACCGGCTATTTGGATATATGCTCCATAGTCAGGATTTAGCTCCAGGCTCTTTTGTTCCTGTCCTGGTGTTGTTTTATCCGTGTTATCATTATATAGGCTATAAAGCTCATAAACTAAGAGTATTAGCAAGATAGCTAGTAGAGCGACACTCTGCCCTGTTGTTAAGTCTAACTCATTCACAATACTTTCTAATTGCCTCCAATTCTTCATCATTGTCACAATTAGTCAACTTACAAGCTATGATGTCTAGCTCTTTTTGTAGTTGCTTTGCCTGATCAGAAATTGTACAAAGAGTATCTGACATATTCTGTTTTAACGCTTGAGAGTCTGCTCCACTGTTTTCAGCTAAAATTAAAGCGTCACTAACAAGTTGCATAAGCTCAAGACGTAGTATAATGTCATTGATTTGATTTCCTAAAGTCTTGATATTTCTGTTACTTAAGCCCATAATGTTCTTACCTCAATTATGTTTTATTTGTATAGTTGCTCCAGGACTTTCTTCCAAAATTGGGAAAAAGTCATAGAACCTTTTTAATGCCTTTCCTGCCACTCTTATTCATGCTCTGAGTCGCCAAATTGAAATCATGAATAAGAACTAGTTTAAAGAGTTAGCGCTCTCTCGTTTGGGCACAAATCACAATTTTGTGATATAATTAAATAAATACCTAACTAAATCCCATACTTGCTATTTTGGTTTTAGTTGTTTAAGTGAAAAGCCTTGCTAGTTTGCCGACTGTTTAGGCTTTTTTTGTTGCTCAGATTTCTTTTAGTGAAAGGTAGCAAGAAATCTTATAAATCTTCTACTAGCCAGTTCATGACTGCCTCATAGATACGCTTAGGAGCGTCATAGTCTCCATTTTCAACTTTGGTATAGGTTTGTGGTTTAATACCTAATTCCTCAGCTACAGCCTTTTTTGTCTGCTGAACTTTAGCACGTTTAACACGTACCTTTTCAGCCAATTCCGTTGAAATAAACATATTGCCCTCCTTTCTAAACAGACTTTTTTGTCTGTTTTCAAGTTTATAATACAGACTTTTTTGTCCTTTGTCAAGTATTTTATTTAAAGAAACAGACTTTTTTGTCTTTTTTTCTCCTTTTGTGTTATAATCGTTTCTGAAAGGTAGCAACAAAATGATAAAAAATAAACTTAAGGAGCTTAGAAAAAAAGCAGGCTTGTCTCAATTAGACATAGCAAATAAGCTCAATATATCTGTAAAAACTGTCTCACGATGGGAAAACTTAGAAACAGATATTAAGCCTAATAAAGCAGAAGAGTTAGCAAAATTGTTAGGAGTATCTGTTCCTATACTACTTGGTTATGGGTATCAAGAACCTATTAAACACCTTTCTTGGGAGTGTAATATACCTAAACTAAGAAAAGAAAAAGGTATAACCCAAGAAACACTCTCAAAAGAGACTTCTATCCCTTTAGAACTTATAAAAGAATGGGAGAATAATCACGGTAGTTACTCAGCTGAACAGTTAGAAAAATTAGAAGAATACTTCGAAGTTCCTATCCCTGAAATAATAGGATATTCCATTGCTCACTCAGAATTAAGAGATTTGATAGAGTTACTTTCAGAAGATAGCAAACAAAAACTATTAGCTTACGCCAAAGACTTGAAAGCCTTAGAAGATTTCAACAAAGCAAATAACCTCTAAAACGCTCTCTAAGCGATTTTATAGATTAGTGGTACAATTTATCATCACACCTAAAACAAACGAAAATAGGGCTATTCTCGTAGCTCTCAGCACCATATAAAAACAATATTCATAAATACTTAACTAAATCAGGTATGACTATGAATATTACAGAATACAAAAAGAAAAACGGTGCTACAGTGTACCGTGCAAGTGTTTATTTAGGCGTTGATAAACTTACAGGGAAAAAGGCTAGGACAACAGTCACGGCCAACACTAAAAAGGGCGTTAAAATCAAAGCTAGAGAGGCTGTCAATGCTTTTGCAGCTAATGGATATAGCGTAAAGGAAAAACCAACCATTACAACCTATAGAGAGCTAGTCGCTTTATGGTGGGAGAGTTACAAGAATACAATTAAGCCTAACTCTCAGCAAACTATGGAGGGTATCGTAAGAATTCATATTTTGCCTGTTTTTGGCGATTACAAGCTAGATAAACTTACTACTCCCATTATTCAGCAACAAGTCAATAAGTGGGCTGACAAGGCCAATAAGGGCGAAAAAGGGGCATATGCAAACTATAGCTTTCTAAACAATATAAATCGCCGTATTCTCCAGTATGGAGTTACAATGCAAGCGATCCAACACAACCCAGCTAGAGATGTCATTATCCCACGTAAGCAACAAAATAAAGAGCACAAAGTCAAATTTTTCAGCAACCAGGAACTTAAACAGTTTTTAGACTACCTGGATAACCTAGACTTGTCTAGCTATGAAAATTTCTTTGACTACGTTCTTTATAAGACATTGCTTGCTAGTGGTTGCCGTATAGGAGAGGCTTTAGCTCTTGAGTGGTCTGACATTGATCTTAAAAAAGGCATTATCAGTATTTCTAAGACTTTGAATAGATACCAGGAAACAAACACGCCTAAATCTAAATCAGGACTAAGAGAGATTGACATCGATACAGCTACAGTAGCACTTCTTAAGGAATATAAAAAGCGTCAACAAATCCAGGCATGGCAACTAGGACGGTCTGCGAGAATTGTCTTTACTCCTTTTACCACAAAATACGCCTACGCTTGCTTGCTAAGAAAGAGACTACAAGGTCATTTTAAAGCTGCTGGCGTTCCTGATATTAGTTTCCATGGTTTCAGACATACTCATGCTACGATCATGCTATATGCAGGTATAGAGGCAAAAGATTTACAGTATAGACTAGGACACTCTAATATCTCAATGACTTTAAATACTTATGTCCATGCTACCAAAGAGGGTGCAAAAAAAGCCGTCTCAATCTTTGAGACAGCTATCAGCAATTTATAAATAAAAAAGGGTGCCCCATTTTTGAGCTACCCTATTACTATACCTAAAATTAGTTATGGGTAACTAAAAGGGTAGTAAAATCAAAAAAAGCACTCTAGGATAGAGGCCTAAAGTGCTTAGTTTCAAGGCTTTACAGCCCATCTTATTCAATAAAATATTACAACATCTTGTTGTAGAATTCAACGACAAGTGCTTCGTTGATTTCTGGGTTGATTTCGTCGCGTTCTGGCAAGCGAGTCAATGAACCTTCCA